AGACAATTATTAGATGCTGGTACTTTGAGTAACTTACCTGCTGGTTTTAAGTCAAGAGGTATGAGAATTAGGGATGATGACCAACCTTTTCAACCAGGTGAGTTTAGAGATGTCGATGCACCAGGTGGTAATATCAAAGACCAATTTCAAATTTTACCATTTAAAGAGCCAAGTTCTGTTTTATTTTCATTGTTAGGGTTTGTTGTACAAGCTGGACAAAGATTTGCAGCTATAACAGACAATGCGATAGGCAACGATGCACAAAATAGAGCAGTTGGAACGACTATTGCCCTCTTGGAACGAGGCTCAAGGGTCATGAGTGCTATTCACAAACGATGTTACTATGCAATGAGACAAGAATTTCGTCTTTTAGCTAGTATTTTTGGTACATATTTACCACCAATCTATCCATATGCTGTGTATGGCGGTAATCGACTGATAAAAGTAGCAGATTTTTCACCAGAAGTGGATGTAATACCAGTTGCTGACCCAAATATCTTCTCAATGGCTCAAAGAGTCACACTTGCACAGACACAATTACAGATTGCACAGTCAAATCCACAATTACACAATGTTCGAGAAGCATATAGAAGGGTATACGAAGCATTAGGCACGAAACAAATTGATAGTTTGTTAAAACCAGAAAGAATAGAACAACCTTTAGACCCAGCTATTGAAAATGCAATGGCATTACGCATGGAAATACCAAAAGCATATCCTGAACAGAACCACGATGCACATATAATTTCACATACTGCATTTATTAAGAGTAGAATGGTACAAATTAATCCCATGGTGTATGCGTTATTACAAGCACATATTATGGAGCATGTATCGTTTAAAGCTAGAGCTTTAATATTACAAGAATTACAAGCCAAACCAGAAACATTAAAGTTACAACAAGATAATCCAGAAGCATTTTTGGTGATAACGGAATCTTTGGTTGCTGATAAGATTGCACAATTAGTTTCTGAGTTACAATTATTAGAGGGAGCTGATGAAAAGAAAGACCCACTAGTTCAACTTAAACAACAAGAGATGGATTTACGAGCTTTAGATATGCAAAGAAAAATTCAAGAGCATGTAGACATTGAAGAAAGAAAGATGGGAGAGTTTGAACAGAAACTTGATTTAGAAAAAATGAAACGAGAAGATAGTGAAGAACAAGGTGAAGAAAGAATACGAATAGCAGAAGAAAAATTAAAAGTAGCAAAGGAAAAAAATGAGAAGAAATAAAGCACTACCACCGAAACGAGGTCCTAACCCTCAAGGTCTTAAAAAAGGTGACTTACTAAATATTGGTTGTCCTCATCGTGAAAATGGTGTACAAGGAAGTGATATTAAGGGAGTGAAACCAATACAAGTGAAAGGTAAAAAGTTTATCGGTGTTTTGTGATAGATGGTGATTCATCAGAATACAATTTTATAACCGAAGAAATACAAAAATTAAAACTCGACCCAGTAGTGTTAACTTGTGAAATAGGTTTGCGTAGGGGGTTGGGTTCTAAAACTATTATGGATGCGGTTATTAGTCAAGGTGTTGAGCATTATCGACATGTTGCCATAGACCCTTATGGCGATTTAAAATATAAACATTACGATGACAAAGACCCTTATGTTTGTGATTACAATGACCAAATGCGAATAGAAACTGTGAGAGAATTATACAAATATAAACAGTTTGCTTACTTTGAATTTTTAGATGAGTATTACTTTGAAACTATGAAGAAAGGTTACCCTATAACAATCAATGGTAATGTGTATCTCAAAGAAACATATAATGTTGTGCACTTGGATGGACCTCATACTTCTGAAGCAGTGCATAACGAGATAAATTTTTTTGCTTCACGAATGACTGATAATAGTTTATTAATAATAGATGACCATGATACCATGAACTTACAATCGGTACGATGGTTTTTAAAAAAGATTGCATTTGAAGAAGTACGAAAAGGAGAAAGAAAATTAATTTTTAAAAGGAGTACATAATGGCACTAACAGCACTCATAGGTCCAGCTACAAAACTAATAGGAAAATTTGTAAGAGACAAAGATAAAGCAGCACAATTAAGTCATGAAATTTCTACTATGGCAGAAAAACATGCACAAGAATTAGCTCTTGCTCAAATAAAGTTAAACACAGAGGAAGCAAAAGGTAATTGGTTTCAATCATCGTGGAGACCCTTGTGCGGATGGATTTGTGCGTTATCGCTAGGTATAAATTTCATGGTGGCTCCGATTTGTGCTGGATTTGGTATTACTGTTCCTCAAGCGGACATGTCAATCATGATGCCGCTTTTGCTCGGAATGTTAGGAATCGGAGGATTACGCAGCCTAGACAAAATAAAAAAAGTAGATACTAAAGTTATAAAAAAATGAAAAATGGCAAAAAAAACAAAACACTTTGTTAAGTTAGAAACAAAAAAAATTAGAAGAAGATTTAAAGATAAACGATTGAGGCATAGAAAAAAACTAGGACCTAAAAGTCATTTAAGAATAGCATGATACCTTTTCCAAACAAAAAATATAATATCATATATGCTGACCCACCTTGGAGCTTTAATACATATTCAGATAAAGGCAAAGATAAAAGTGCAGACAATCATTATGAATGTCAGGATTTAGAATGGATAAAAAATTTACCTGTAACAAAAATAACACAAGATAATTGTTTGTTATTTATGTGGGTTACCTTTCCAACATTACCAAAAAGTTTTGAAGTTATATCTAGTTGGGGTTTTCAATATTCTACTTGCGGTTTTGTGTGGGTGAAAGCAAATAAAAATTATAATAAAAAACAATTAACTTTTGTAAAAGAAGAAAAGTTTGATGCTTTTTGGGGATTAGGATATTGGACAAGAGCCAATGCAGAATTATGTTTAATAGCAAAAAAAGGTTCTATAGAAAGACAATCACGAGGAGTGCATCAAATAGTATATGAGCCAATACAAGAACATAGTAGAAAACCAGATTGTGTAAAAGATAAAATAATACAACTTTGTGGAGACTTACCTAGAATAGAATTGTTTGCTAGAAGAGAAACACAAGGTTGGGATGTATGGGGGAATGAGGTATGTACGACATAGATACTTTATTAGGAATAAAAAAAATGATACAAAAAGAAATACAAGTAGCAAAAGATAATATTATTTACAGTGTAGACACAGTAGAAAATTTACAGTATGCTAGAGGCAAACTCAATGCATTAGAAGCATTGCAACAGGATATTATGAACCTGCAAAAAAATGAGGAATGATGACACTAATAACACCTAGAATTTATAAAAAAAATTCAAAAGACATTTTAGTTCCAAAAGGCACAAAACAAACAGAAGAATACTTACAAGTTATACCTAATCCAGTTGGGTATAGAATATTAGTAAGACCCTATAAAGCAAAAGAAAAAACAGAAGGTGGTGTAATACTTTCTGATAAGACAGTTGAAACAATGGAGATGACAACTGTAGTAGGTTTAGTTATTAAGATGGGGGATTTGTGTTACAAGGATAAAGAAAGGTTTCCAAATGGTCCTTGGTGTAAAGAAGGACAGTTTGTAATTTATGGTAGATATTCTGGAGCAAGGTTTAAAACTAAGTATGGCGAACATAGAATATTAAATGATGACGAAATCATAGGCACTATAAAAAAACCAGAGGACATCCTCGCATTATTTTAAGGAGATAAAATGGCACAACAAAAATTAGAATTAAATAGAGAAGATGAAAAAGTTTCCGTAGGAGAAGATGCACACGAGGAACAATCACTAGATGTAAAACAAGAAAAAGATACAACACAACCTGAATTAGAAGAAGTTGATTTAGGATATACTGACCCTAACAAAAAAGATACAGACTCTAAAATTGTAGAAAAAAAAGAAGAACCAGAAAAAGCAACTGATTTAAATGAAATCTCTGGCACAGTACAAAAAAGAATTGACCAACTAACGAGAAGATATAGAGAAGCCGAAAGAAGAGAAAAAGCTGCTTTAGATTATGCAAAGGGGTTACAAGATAAATATAGTAAGGCAGAAAAAACATTAAATGTTGTTGACGACAATTATATAAAAGAATTTGATGCAAGAATAGATGCACAAAGGGAGCAAGTGAAAAGTAATTTAAAAGCAGCTATTGAAAATAATGATAGTGAAAAAATTATGGAAGCAAATGATTTGTTAACTAAGTTAGCTGTAGAAAAAGAAAAATCTAGAATACTCGTAGAACAAAAAAAAGAACAAGCAACAAAACAAACGCAAGAAAAAGAAGCACCACAACCAGTGGAGCAACCATCACAACCAGTAAAACAACCTTCACCTAGAGCCAAAGAGTGGGCAGATGAAAATTCGTGGTTTGGGCAAGATAAAGTAATGACAAGTGCTGCTTATGGAATACATGAAGATTTAATCGCCCAAGGGTTTGACCCAGAGAGTGAAGATTACTATACTGAAATTAATTCAAAGATGAGGAACTACTTTCCTCAAAAGTTTGAAAAAGAACAACGACCTCCTCAAACTGTCGCATCGGCAGGTAGAAAACAAGAAGGTCGCAGAACTGTGAAGCTCACTCGTTCACAGGTAGCAATAGCTAAAAAACTTGGAGTGCCGTTGGAAGAATACGCAAAATTTGTAAAATAGGAGTTCTTTATGGACAAAACAAACAGAAACTCACGAACATCTACAGTGAGAGAAACACGAAAAAAACAGTGGATGCCACCATCTAGTTTAGATGCACCTCCTGCACCCAATGGTTATAAACATCGTTGGATTAGAACTGAGACTATGGGTCAAGATGATACAGCTAATGTGTCAAAAAGACAAAGAGAAGGATGGGAGTTTGTTAGAGCCGAGGAGATTAAAAATCAAATTGGTGAACATGACTATCCAGTAATTAGTGAAGGAAAATATCAGGGTCTAATTGGAGTTGGTGGACTCGTTTTGGCGAGAATACCTGAAGAGATTGTTGAACAACGCAAAAATTATTTTAAAGAAAGAACTTCAGACCAAATGAAGGCAGTTGACAATGATATTCTAAGGGAGCAACGACCTGAGATGCCTATTAATGTTGATAGACAATCTCGTGTCACTTTTGGTGGTGGTCGTAAAACCTAAATTTTACAATCACCGTATTTGTTAATTATATTGCACATAAGAGGAGAAAATTATGGCGAATGTAGTAGAAAAATTTGGTCTTAGACCTTATAAGAATCTAAATGGTGCGTCATGGAATAATGCTCAAAATAGGTACACAATAGCTAACAACTACGGAACTGCGATTTTTCAAGGGGATATGGTTATTCCTGTTACTGCTGGTAATATCGAAAGACATACCGCAGGAAACGCAACTCCAATAGTTGGTGTATTTAATGGGTGTTTTTACACAGACCCAACAACTAAGAAACCAACATTTAGCAATCACTATCCCGGTAGTATAGCTGCCGATGATATTGTTGCTAATGTTATAGACGACCCAAGCACATTATTTTTAATTGATGCTGACGAAAGATTTGAAAGAAGCGATTTATTTACAAACTATAGTGTAACTAATGTTACTGGTAATACAGACACTGGTATCTCTAAAGTTCAGTTAGATGTATCTGCAACTAGCACATCTTTTACTTTTGCATTAATGGCAGTAGACATCAGTCAAGACCCTAACAATTCAGATGTTAGTGCTGGTACTACTAATAATAATGTGATTGTTCGTATTCAAAATCATTTTTATCAGCGAAACAATGTCGCTGACACAGGAGTATAAATCATGGCAATATCTAGAAGTCAATTAGTTAAAGAGTTAGAGCCAGGTTTAAATGCCTTGTTCGGACTCGAATATAATCGTTATGAAAATGAACATGCTGAAATCTTTACTACAGAAACATCTGACAGAGCTTTTGAAGAAGAAGTAATGTTAAGTGGTTTTGGTTCTGCACCTGTAAAATCAGAAGGTGCGAATGTGGTATTTGACCAAGCTAATGAGGCTTTCACAGCGAGATACACACACGAAACTATCGCATTAGCATTTGCAATTACTGAAGAAGCTATTGAAGATAACTTGTATGACAGACTAGCTGGTCGATATACAAGAGCACTAGCTAGAAGTATGGCAAACACCAAGCAAGTAAAAGCTGCTAATGTATTAAACAATGCTTTTGACAGTAACTTCAAAGGCGGTGATGGAAAAGAGTTGTGTTCTTTATTACATCCATTAGCTAATGGTGGTGTAATAGAAAACACCCTTAACACCGCAGCAGATTTAAGTGAAACATCTTTAGAGCAATCTTTAATTGATATTTCAGCTTTCGTAGATGAAAGAGGATTAAAGATAGCAATGCAAGGTGTTAAGCTAATAGTTCCAAAAGAACTACAGTTTACTGCTGAAAGAATTTTAAAGTCACCACAAAGAGTCGGTACTGCTGATAATGACATTAATGCTATGGCAAACATGGGTATGATACCTCAAGGCTATAGAGTTAATCATTATCTAACAGACACTGATGCTTTCTTCATTATGACAGATGCACCTAACGGACTAAAACAATTTGTTAGAAGTCCTATTAAGACTGCAATCGAAGGAGACTTTGATTCTGGTAATGTAAGATTTAAAGCAAGAGAAAGATATTCTTTTGGGTTCTCAGACTTCAGAGGAATTTTTGGCTCACCTGGTGCAGCTTAATCTCTTTATATAATCGGTTGAAAAGAAGGGGTCTTAATGACCCCTTTTTTTATTTGTTCTCTTCTTTTTTTTCTCTAGCATTATCGTATTCAATAATCATATTACGAATGAAACTAGAATATTTATTAACCATATCTTCGTTATAAGTTTTTTCCCACATATCAATTATTTCTTTTAAAGTAAATTTCATTTTAATCTCCTAAAGTTTTACGATTTGATAAATTTTCTTGGTCTTAGGTTTAACTATTAAATAGTTTTCAATAGCCATTCTTGCTCTAACACCTTTACCTATAAAAATAGCTCTTGGTAAATAATTCTTAGAAGCATATTTCAAACCAGCTTTTAATTCCCTATCTTCATATTGTGGTAATACTTTTTTCAACTTATAAAATGTATTGTTACCTTTTTCTATATATGGTTTTATATCTAAAGCTACTCTTTCTTTAAATGCTTTAGTTAACTTCATGGTTCTTTGTTTGTCGTTTATAAACATGTTTACCTCCACTTATTTATAAATTTTTCTAACTGTCTTTTTTCTCTCATGATGGTTTTGTATTCTACATCCCCTTCTTCATAACCAAAAATATCTTCTAAATTTTCATTAGCCATATCCAATCTGTTCTTGGCTTCAGCTATAATAATATTTTTAGTGTAGTAACCTAACATACCTTCAAATGAACCATCATGAAATCCACATTCATGGTCAACTTCTTGTAGTTGATTTACTAACTCATCTACTTTCATTGCGTCTTTTAATACTTCTTTTAACATATTTAACTCCTTTGTTGTTATATAGTATTATAGCATACTGACCATCAAAGTCAAAAAGCCTAGTTTTCTGCATATTTAAAAACTAAAAAAAAGTAAAAAGATGTGATATTTGATACCTAAACCGAATCGATTCGTATTTTTTTTAATTTAACAAAATTGTGAAAATGTAGGTTTTCTGCACCTTATATAGGTATATTTGTAAATCACATTATATTACATTATGATAATATTATAAACAAAGGATAAACATATGACAAAAAAAAATTATAAAAATATTATATTTACTAAAAGTAAAAGAGGTGGTTATGAAGCTAATATTAGTGATGAACTTTTTAACAAAGGCTATTACATTTATAAAGAATTAAAATATACTGGTAGTAGACAACTATGGGTCTTGATGAAAGGTCATACTAATGAATTAAAAGTTAGTTCTACTTTAAGTAATCTTGACTGGTGGATAAGTAAAAACCTGACTAGCTAACTGTAAAAATAAACTAAATCAAAAGAGGACTTACATAGTCCTCTTTTTTTTTGTATACTGTTATTACCAAGAATTAATAACGGATATAGACTGGCTTGGCAGACAA